CATCCGGCGCGGCGGTCTGATCCGCAGGCTGTGCGGCGGCAGCATCCGGCACGGCGGTCTGATCCGCAGGCTGTGCGGCGGCAGCGTCCGGCGCAGCAGACTGATCCGCAGCCTGTGAGACTGAAGCGTCGGGCGCAGCGCTCGCATCCGCCGATGGCGACGGCGTATGCTGCGCCGTTGCATCTGGCGCGACGTGGGTTTCACCCGGCGTCTCTTCAGAGGTGGCTGGCGCCACCGTTGAGGGAGAAGATAAACGCTGCAGCTGCGGATCGGTCGGCACATTGGCGTCCGGTATGGCAAACTGCGGCAGCTCGGCGTCGCTTGCTGGCGTGGTTGAGTTAATAATGCTGGTATCGGTCATGGCAGACTCCTTAGTGATGATGAACGATCGGAGGGCGTGAAAGCCTTCACCAATCAGGTTAAAAATTCGCATTAGACTCTCCTGTTACGGCTTCGTAGCATTTTCATCCTGTATGACAACCCGCTTCACCTTGTCGACCGTCTGATCGGGCAGCGTATCCAGCTTCTTCTGAAGCACAGACACCTGCTTCGACAGCTCATCCACCTTGGCTTCACGTCGCGCGGCGGACTCGCGGGCTTCACGCCGGATGTCATCCACGCGCCGATTGGCAGTGCTGCTGACGTATAAAAAAAGAATGGTCATCACAATGCATACCAACGACATGCCCAGCATAAGCACACCGATCATGACTTTGCGCTTGTGGCTCACCGGTCTTATTTCACTGTGTATCTCGGCCATCGCTACGCTCCTCTAAAGTAGAAATCAGCCTGTCGATTTCATTACGAAACTTGCTGTTTTGATCGGCATCGGTCATGACAACCAGAATGCCGAGCGCGTTTTTGATTAAGCGCAGATCGGTCTCCAGGGTAGATATCCGCCGTAAATTGGTATCATGGCGTATGCGTAGATCGTCATTCTCCTGACGGAGCAGCGCATTGCTCTCCTTCAGCAGTAAGACCTGCTCCTTATAGCTGGTAATGATTTCTCCACCGGCACGATTGCTGGTGACAATTGAAGCAATGCCTGCAATAAGCGGCTTCCAGAAAAGCGCGGCCGCTCCGCCCCCAAGAACTAACGCGCCAACACTGGTTATCAGACTACTTTCCATGCCTCACCTCTGTACCTCGACGGGTAACGGCTGCTGACGTCAGGCGTAAAACGCAAAGCGCCTCCCTCGCCGTAACTTAAGATTGCTTAAATTCACAGCTTAAGTATACTTAAGTCTGGCTCTCAGGAGATGTCAAGAAGATGGAAAAAGAAACCACGGGCGATCGTATTCGCTTCCGCCGTAAAGCACTGAATTTGACGCAAAAAGCTGTCGCGGAAAAAATCTCGGTTTCTCATGTAGCGATATCGCAGTGGGAAAAAGAGGAAACGCTGCCGCGCGGAGAAAACCTGCTGCGACTCGCAGAGGTGCTGGGCTGCGCGCCAGCATGGCTGGTAGACGGGGATGGACCGGTGTTTACTGTACAAACGCAGGCGCAAACCGGCCTGCCTTTTCTGGAGAGAGAACAGATTGGCGACTGGCTGGCGGAGGCGACGCAGGTTGAGATCCTCCGGCGGATCCCCACTGACCGCAGCTACTCTGCCACCAGCTTTGCCTTGACGCTGTGGGACAACGCGCTGGCCCCCCAGTGCCTGCGTGGCGACCTGCTGCTTATCGATCCGGAATTACCGCCCCAGCCTGGGGATCTGGTGCTGGCGCTTACTGGAGAGAACGAGCATGTGCTACGAAAATATCGCGCGCGCAGCCACAACAGCTTTGAGCTGGCGCCGCTGAATGAGGATTACCCGCTGTTACGTTCATCGGAACAGGCGCTGTCTGTGTTGGGAACGCTGGTGGAGTGGCGACGCTATCGCGATGCGGCGCAGTAAGCCGTTAAAATCTTCCGCTTCGCTCGAACTTTCGCCGCGAAGCAGCGTCCTACTATGCATGTGGATAATTCCATGTAACGATTTCACCCGCCTTGAGCGGGCTTTTTTTTGCCTATAAGAATTTCCTGTGACGAATGCCTGCTCCTGCGTTTCTTTATCCTGGCGCCGGTGAGAAGATAATCTGGCGCTATGCGCATACCCTTTACGTAATGCAATCGAGAGTTCTGCTTGACTGGACTTGCCCGCTGACCTGTGCGGGCAATTTTTTGCGCGCTTTAATGAATAAAGCCGTCCGCAGACGGCTTTCATATTCAGGGATTCAGATTTTCATCCTCATCTTCATCCTCAATATCATCTTCTACATACTCATCATCTTCTGGCATCTCATCCCCCTCTCCGCCGGGTATATCTTCTACGCCGCCTGGGAGCTGGCCGTCGCCGGGAATGGGATCGATATCATCGGGACGTTCTGACATACGCACCTCCAGTTACCCCTATTGGGTATATTTAGTTTAGTGCTGTGACTATTTAATATGCGCCCTCCCTTGCTGAAACGTGAACGAAGCGTAAAAGATCAAACATTACGCCGTTGCCGTTTGGCTTATTGAAAAGGCTGTGTTCTATCTACTTTTTCACAAAAGCGCCGATAAATTTAATTCTGTTTATTGACGGATCGCTTTATAGGTTCTTCAATGAAATAAGAGACTGCACTGGAGGAAAAGCTCATGACCGAACTGTTACATATTATCTCTGTCAGCGCGATTGTCGCCGGAATATATCTAATTCAGTAAGAGAATGGTCACGCGCAGGTAATATTATGACGATAACCTTCTCTGATATGACCGCGGTGCCTGAGAGACGCCTCAGCGCAAAACCTGACGCAGCAAGGCCTGTGACAAAAATGCTGGTTGAAGATCGTCGTCGACAAGCCTTCTTACACCGTCTGAAATAATATATTGTTTTTCAGGAAAACGTCTGACTGAAATATATTCATCCAGGTTCTGTAATATTAATGATGCAGCATCTCATCTACCACCTGTTCCTGTGTTAACTGCCAGGGATAATAAGTGGGCCAGTTATCCATCTCTTCCAGCAGCGCCTGCTGAGAGATATTGCCGCTAAAAAGATGAAAATGGCTCGACCTGCGCGGTGCGATAATATGATCGCTAAACTGCACATATTTCGGCGCCTGACTGTTCGTATCGGGACACTCAAACAGATAACGAACGCCTTTTTTTCCGGAGGCGTACGTCAGGATTTTATGTCCGGCATAGCTGTAGCGGCAGGATGCCACACTGTCGCCGCGGTGGAATTCGATGACACCATCTTCAATGCCCAGCCGCTCGATTTGTGTGGCGTAGCCTTTGCGGTAGTAGGCTTTGATCTGTTCTGGGGTTTTATGCCCATCTTTTTGCGCTTTCTGCGCGAAGACCGCATCCAGCTTTCCCTGCTCCAGCAGCGGATAGACGGACTCCCACACGCCATCCCAGTCTGACAGCGGGCGATCTTTGACATCTTTGTCGTCAAACTCCCCTTCGGCCGCTTTTTGCTCTGTTTGCGACAGCGCTGGGCCGTGTGCGTGATGGCCATGGGCCATAGCCTGCCCGCTAAGCAGCAGACTCAACGCGATAACTTTTCCTTTGCTTGCCAACATATTTACCCTCCATCAGTGAAAGAGTGTAAAATGTTATGATATAACATTTCTAGAAACAAGCTTTGCGTATGCCCTCTTGCTAGCTGGAATGGAAAAGCCCTTGCGCCTCTGATTTTGAATCTGTTGCCGCCACGCACTTCACATCACGCAGCGCCTGTAGCTCGGCAAGACGTGATTTCGCTTTTTCGCTGGCGTTGTGGCGCGCAATACCGTTGCCGATACCGAGATCGCCCATAAAACCCAGTACGGTGCGATAGTCAAAGCTGCCGGTCTCTGTGATCGCCTGCTGGATATGGCGCGTTTTGACGATTTCCTGTTCCAGTGCCTGGCAGTTCAGCGTCACCGCTTCTTCATCCGTTACCGCGGAAGCCTGAGGGTACTGCTTGGTTGCACAGGCGGAGAGCAGCAGCACGGCTGCGAATAACCATATTGTTTTCATTGGGGTGTCTTTTATGCCGTGCTGATAGTGGATAGCTTGAACCTGCATATTGCTGTTTTGATCGAGCGAAATAGCTGGGTTGGTTGCTGTAAGTGACTCATGGTCTGTAAGAAGCATATCCATAGCTGTGTCGCAGCAATCGGGCGAAAAGACTGAGTTTTAGAATGCATATAGCTTTTAAAGATATTTTTAATGATTTTGAAAGCACATGTTTTTGCCTTGAAGCAGCAAGCTTAGGACGAAAACATAAACAACAATACAATTTTTTGCGAGTCAGGCTATTAAATGACACTAAATAGAAAGCTCTTCTTGACAATTTCAGGGTAATTCCTAGTATCACACCTTGCCCTTGCTTACAGATTCTTTACGAAGAGGTCTAAAGTTACGTTAAAAACAGTGCCAGAAGCTGTATGCAGTGCGTTAATCGCAATTTTATGAACGAAAATTTTTATGTTAGTGGTCTTTTCATTCAGGTGCTTGCTGTCTGCAAGGTGCGTGTGACTAGTACCGCAAGAAGACGGAGAAGGCTTAAAAAATGAAAAGACTTGCTGGCCTTGATGGTTTGCGCGGAATATTGGCTCTCGGTGTTGCATTGTCGCACTCGTATAGTCATTTTACTGGTTGGCGTACTGGATACGACATCTTTCATAATCCTGATTACGCAGTAGACATTTTTTTTATCCTTTCTGGCATCGTGCTTTATCACTCTTATAAAAATAAAGTTGAATCAAGAGGTATGTCTGGCATCGAATTTTTTGTAATTAGAATATTTCGGCTTTATCCACTGCATATCATAGCAGTTTCTTTAGTTCCGATTGCGCTATATTTCTCTACCGGTAATTTTTTTCCTGAATGGCTTGGGCCTGTTACCCCATGGAACCTCATTGGTGATTTAACTCTTACAAATTCTATTGGAATAGGATTTATTCCAAAAACAAATGTCCCCAGCTGGTCCATTTCTGTTGAGCTGTTCGCAGGTACTGCGATATTGCTTCTAAGTTTTATTCATAAGGTACTTCCCTGGATAACAGCTTTAGCCGGTGTAGCACTGAGTCTTTACTTTAACATTGACGTCAAAGGGGCGTCTTTTGCTGCTTTTCCTTTGCTAAGTGATGGCGTTATTCGATGCGTATTCTGTGTATCGCTGGGTATTTGTGCTTATCAAATTTCATTATTATGCAGCGAGTGGGTTAGAAAAAATGAAAAGTTTGTTGGAAAGCTCATCTTTTTAGTTTTAATGCTAACACTAATTATACTTTTTGGAATGAATATCACACTTAATGCTTATTTGCTTATAACGCCTGTGGTAGCGATGGCGATAGCTGTTATTCCGCATGTAGAGTCAGACTGTAAGAAATTCCTCGAATCCGCTAAACTAGTATTCCTTGGCCACATATCTTTCTCACTATACCTTATTCACACGCCGGTCGTATACTCTTTATTATGGTTAAAAGGAAGCTCGCTTGATGCAAATATCATATATGCAACCATTGCTGTTTCAATCGCAGTTGGGCTTTCCACCCTCAGCCATAAATATATAGAATTACCCTGCTACAATTACGGCAAGTCATTAACCAGATCTTTTTTTATTCGCGGAGAAAATAAAAAAATACCTCTGTAAAAGTGTATTTAATCTATTTTGCGCGCAGATTTACCAGCAGCCAAGCAAGAATAATATTAGCCATCAGACTGCACTATGCTGTTGGCTATTCTTTACGTTCTCAACTCTATATCCTTGATCCTTTAAAATCTATAATTCTGCTCTTATCAGAAATAACTATTTGTACTAAAATTACTTTTTCATTTAAAAAACCACTTATTTTATTTATCAAAAGATAATGCTGGATTATATATCCATTAAAAAAATGCTTAAGATAAGCTGAAATGGTAACCTTCGGAGTTTCAAGGGGTTTTTATGATTTACAGGAAGCATGACTATAGATGTTTTATATTAATTAGGCAAAATCCTTCTTACGACATCCTTTGTATTTAAAATAATAGGCTAGGTTGAATCATCAGCAATATTTTTATTTGAGGTTGTCAACTGATACTCATCGCCTATTAAAATAGTCGCGATTATTTTACAAAGAAAGATGATTCTCTCCTGTTCTTCTCTATCGGTCGTATAATAAACTTAACCTTTTAATATGGAAGCTAAAAACCAGCCCTTCATTGAGTAGCCCTCATATTAATACGCCACTTCATCATGTACTTCAACTTTAAAGCCTGACCTACGATAATTAATATCTTTGAATTTTCGCCTCGCAAAATGCTGCTGCCGAAAATTCAACTATCTCCCATATCGGCATACGTATTGTTTGGAATGGATGCAAATGCAATTATCTCACATATCACATATTTCTTAGGAACTATACATTCTTCTACCCGCCATCCAAAAAAATTATATTACAACCTATGATAACGCTTGATAAAGTGATTATAGACTTCAAATTACTCGACATGCTTAATTTTATATAAATAATCTCGGATATTATTTGTGTTGACTTCGCAGCGCCGAAGGCTATTAAGCTAGACACAGCAGTAATTTCATGATCACGAAGTATAAAGATCACTCTATAACTTCATATTTATAACGGAAAATTTCTATCCTGTTTTTTTAAGAGTTTGCACTTTAGTTTTTTGCGATAGTTTTTCTGGAAATGTAGAAGGGCCGGATAAGTCAGGTACGAGTGGTTAATTTTTATACATCTTGCTTAACCTGCTTAGATCGGCGAGGTCTACTTTTTCCTTTCGCCGCAGCATTTAGCTCTTGCCAGAAAAACCCAAAGTGTTAAGCTTTAGTAATGTTTTTGTAAACGCGGTTGTTACGTATTGGAGTTGCATAATTGAAAAGGCATTTAAATTATCTTGATGGGCTGCGAGGTTTGGCCAGTCTTTCTGTAGTACTTTTTCATATGGATTTCTTTTTTGGTGTATCAACCTCCTCATCAGGTGGCTATGGACGAGAATCCATAATATGGCAATATTACAGATTTTTATTTGATGGTAACTTTGCCGTATGTATATTTTTCATTCTCAGTGGATATAGCTTATTAATATCCTATAACTCAAATAGAAATGACAACTATCTGTCTTCTTCCGCAGTCAAAAGATATCTAAGGCTATCTCCTCTGGTAGCTTTTTCTGTGTTATTATCATACCTGTTATGGAATTACGGATTCTATCTTAACAAGACTGCCAGTGATATAGCTGGCGGTCACCAATGGTTCCATGATGCATTTACAGGCGCGCCTTCCTTTATGAGTGCCTTATACCAGTCGCTTATTGGTGTTTATGCAGGCGAGACAAGTTACAACGGACCTTTATGGACTATAAAGATAGAATTATTTGCATCCTTTTTTATTTTTGCTTACTGCGCACTGTTTTATAAAAATAAAAAAACAACATAATATCCTTATTTACAATAGTTGCGACTCTCGTGTTATTCGATAAAACAGGGCTGTTCTTTTCTTTATTTTTAATTGGCGCCATGATTCACAGAATCCCCGCTCAAAAAGGATATAAATATCTTATATTCCCTGCACTATATCTATCTTGTCAAACCCCATGGAGCGGGCTTTCAATTCAACTTGCTGATTTCATTATAAAGGATGCTTTTTATGCCTCAGCATTTCTTCAATCTTTCAGCTCTGTTTTGCTTATGCTTGCCATACTTAACTCTCAAAAGATAAAGAAACTCTTGTCTTTAGCGCTTTTTGTTCAGTTGGGGAAGCTTTCTTTCTCTATGTATGTATTGCATCTTCCCATTATAATGAGTGTAGGCAGTACAACTTTCATTAAAACGTCTCATTTTATCGGGACATCTAATGCTGCAATGTTAGCCATAATGACTTCACTAATTGTTATTTTCATTACATCCTATGCAACTTATAGGTTCATTGACATCCCTTCTCAAAAAGTGGCTAAGTTCGTTGGAAATAAGTTAGCAACGTAGGATGCCATACACATTAAAGCTTCCAATCTTATGAATTTGCGTAATATTTGATAGCAAACCAGGCCAGTTAACATAAAGTGCGGTAGAAATTACTACTGCATAAAACTTATCTATATTATCAGGAAATATGCCAGGCTTTAATGCTTCCGGCATCGTTAGAATCCTCCTGCTTAAAATTTTAACTGCAACACATTTAGTACCTGCATCGAACAATCAATAAACGCTCGTCGATTAACTCAGTAGTATGTACTATTACCTCATGGTTAGTTCTAGTCTCTATACACTGTTCGTATCTCAAGGCAAAGGACAAGTTCATAGTAAGTTCATTAACGACAATATTCAATGAAATCGTAACGTTTTTATTATCTAACGCATCAAGCATGGTTTTATAATAAATTGGCGCAACATTGAAGCCATCTTAATTAACATATAAGAGTTTTTTGAGAAAAACTTGTTTTGATTGACTGGAAACCGGTCAGCAAAAATCCCAAGGCGTTATAAGATGGCTGTTCTTTGATATGAGCGGATGAGCCAGGAAAAGCCTCCTTACCTGAGCACCGAGTTGCTGAACGAAAGTTACTTCACTAGCAGGAAAATGAATATAGAGAAGAAAGGCAGAACGGCGGCCACGGTAAATTCCAGCATGTCCGATCTGAAAGCCATCTTAGCCTTCGCGCACGGCAACGGATATATAGAAGCAAACCCGATGACAGGTATCAAGCCTCTTAAAAAATCCAACAAGCGGCCTGACCCTATTACACGAGAAGAGTTTCCACGACTCATCGCCGGATGCTCTACCCGGCAGAACGCCAATATGTGGTCGCTGGCCATCCTTACAGGATTACGTCACGGTGAAATCTGCGCTTTGGCCTGGGAAGATATAGACCTCGAAACGAAGACAATCACTGTGTCGCGAAACCTGACGCCGCAGGGTCTGTTTACCCCGCCGAAAACGGAAGCGGGTAACAGGGTAATAAACATGATCGATGCAGCTGCAGAAGTTCTCCGCGACCAGCGCGAGCTGACAAGAATGTATCCTCAGACGCCCTTCACCTTTCATACCAGGGAGTACGGTGAGCGGCTCGAGGACCAGAAAACATTCGTGTTCAACGCCAGCCTGGATTCAGTAAACGGCAGGTCAGGCGCTTACTATTCAACAGAGTCGCTAGGTCAGATATGGAACAGTGCATTAAGGCGCGCAGGCCTTCGTCACCGCAAAGCATATCAGTCCAGGCACACGTTCGCATGCTGGGCATTGTCAGCAGGCGCAAATCCGAACTATGTCGCCGCGCAAATGGGTCACTCAGATGCGCAGATGGTGTATCGAGTTTACGGCGCCTGGATGTCAGAGAACAATACGGATCAGCTTTCCCTAATCAACACGAAAATGAACGATCTTGTGCTACATACGTGCTTCGCTAAAGTGGCCGTGTAGTTATTTGTATTAGTATCAGCCAGTTACCCGCTTAAACCTGCATATTCATAATGCAGTGGTAGGAAAAATAGAGCGAGCGAAGATCACATCGAAAGCCCGCACCAACAGAGCATTGCCGCAATCACTTGCCAACCTTGTAGCGAAGAGATGGTAAAGATTGCGGCAATTTTTTGTCCCATACATGCCCCACAGATTTTATCGCCCCAAATCTGTCTCACAGTTGCTAACCTCTGACGATTGCCTTTCCCCGGAGGATATCGTTATGGATGTCTCGCCACGCGTTGTTGTAGTGGTCAATATCATCGTTGTAGTAGCTCTTGTTGTTGGCCTTGCCTGGTATAAGCACTGGATATAACGAAGCCCGTAGCCTGCTCAGATCGGCGCAGTATACCTCTGCCCCGTCGCCGGGGCTTTTTTCATAATCATTCTTAATCCTTTCTGCAATCTTCCTTACTAAAAACTTACAACCGGACTTAGTTTGAGTTATCTTGCACCCTTGGTTCCAGGATTAGTCTCATGTGAGGTTTTAGTGATCAGATTACTCATCAGAGTTGTCGGCTTGTTTTGCTTGCTCCAGATAATCATCAATCACAACATAATGAACCAGTCAGGTTTTGACCTCATCATGGTCGCAGCATGGCTGTGGGGGGAGTGGGACTGGCACAGAGAGAAAAGTGAAAATTAATAATAATAGAGGCGCATCACAGATTGATAAAAAACAAAATTGTCAAGTTATCGAATTGTAATAACTTCGAAAATAATCCGAGATATTTCCCGTAAGTTCTTTTAAAGTTTACTGGATTAGTCCTAGTCTTACCCTTACAGGAACCCCCATGAATAGACGCCTCCCTCAACTAGATGGGTTCAGGATATTGTTATGCCTTACAGTTGTCACAAGCCATTGGCTAGGCAGCAGTATGGGATGGGTAAATTACAACTTTGTTAATGCTTACCTGTCCGTAGATGGCTTTTTTATCCTGTCAGGATTTGTTCTTTCATGGGTTTATGCAGGCCGAATTGAGTCTGGCAGCATTGGTATTGCCCGGTTTTTCCTGCATCGATTTGCAAGGCTTTATCCCCTGCACCTGCTGACCTTACTGGTGTCGATATACACCTATTCTACATTCTTCAGTGAATACCCATTCCCGAACCCCATAGAGACTGCAGTTCACAACTTTCTCATGCTTCAGGGTATGGGCCTTTCTCAGACCTGGAGCTGGAACGACCCGGCATGGTCAATATCTGTTGAACTTTTTGCGTCGTTGGCTGCTTTCCCATTCATACTTCGCTGCAAAAGCAATGCAACACTGATGGCGATTGCATGCGTTGGTTACGGAATGGTTACGGCAAGGCATCATCACCTTATGGCCGCCTCTGACCTGCATATAATGTTTTTTTCTTCCGGCCTAATTAAATGCGTAGCAGGAATGTCGGTTGGAGTAATGATAAAGAATCTTGTCAGTGAAACTACTGGCAGCCGTGTGCCAGATGCAAAGCAGAGTGCACTTCAGATTGCCGTTCTGGGCATGGTTTCATATTTTCTTTTCACGACCAATGATGTTAAGTCATACGATCTTCTGGCGCTGACTGGCATTGCGTACATCATTTACTCATCCTGCGTATATGATAATTTCTTCGCCCGGTTTGTTTCCTCAAAGGTAATGGTATATCTGGGTAAAATAAGTTTCTCAATTTACTTGGTGCATGAGCCGATTATGGTGCTGCTGGGATGCTCCAGTACATATTCAGCATTGGGATTTGCGGCTAAAACTACTGTTTTTGTGTCTATTCTTGCTGCTACTAGTATTGCCACTTATTCGTTTGTTGAGATGCCATCCTATTCTTTCCTGAAACGTCTAATAGACCGAGGGGTCATCAGCAAGCAGTCATCAGCAGCCGGGGCTTAAATAGCTGCGCCACACGGTAAAATGTGGCGCATGTATCTTGCTAAGAAGTCATACCGATAGCACCCTGCTGGCCAATAGTCGGACCAGAAACCTCAACAGTCCAGTAAGAATTCAGCCCGCCAGTGAATTCAAGAGCCAGGTATTTTCTATAAGGTGAAATGAAAATACCTGCCGCCCTGTCACCTTCACCATAAATGTCCACAAACGGCATATTTGCATTGCCTTGCGATCCTTTGGCGTAGACGGTGGCTCTGCCTGCTGTTTTGATGTATGCGCGAGACAAAGTCAGGGCCTGGTTGGTTGAAAATACCTTCGTGACTTTTAACAGGTTATCCGGTGTGTTTCGGGTAAGCATGTATTTAAAAATCAGCGGAGTATCAGCGTAGTCACCACCCGCCGCAGTTATGGTTAGCTCTATTGTTACGCTATCTACCGGATGGTTGTATGTATAGCCATACATGGAAACAGGCAGCGGCATATCAACATTGCCGATTGCTGCAGGGGAAGGAATGGTTGTTGTTGACAGACCTGTACCAGGCGTCTTCAACACATAGCTTTCCCTTGTGTTCCTGATGAACTTAGATGGATCAATGTTGCCCTGAGCAAACGACGATGATACGGGATTTATGCATATGTTCTGGATAAAGTATTCGCTAGCAGCGCCATTCGTCTGGTCTGTGAAGAACGTCAGGCAGTGCCATCCCCTGCCTACGATGCACCCTGCATAGCGAGGCTTACCATCAAGAACGTGCCCGCTTCTTTCTCTTAAATATCTACGGTTTGTTTCCTTCATGTCCGGCCCGTAAGCCAGCAAAGTGTCCTCGTTTGTCATGTAGTAATATGGCGGGCGAACTAATGTCACTGCAGGTATAGGGCTGTCAAAGTCTAGCTGGACTTGCTGATCTTCCCATCTGCCATTCACGTAAACTTCAGCGGCCTCTGCATCTAAATAGAAGCAGTAGTAAACGCGTGAGACAGTATTTGGTGGCACTCTTGCGACTATGCCCTGAAGATTAAGCGCTGCGCCATAGGACATCTGTATGGATTTTTGAGGGTCAAAAAAGCCAACGCTGCTTGTTTGCTTACCTGGCCAAATTACATTCTCAGTAGTAATGGGCCGGTAATCTTCCATCAGTCCGCCGGCACAAATCATAAATGCTAGTGCGCTGGCTAGTCGGTAATAGCCGATGGAGTTGAAATGAATTGGGTCAGACTGTGTAATGCCTAACTGCGCATTATATTGGACCTCATGCGCATCAAGGTATCGGCAGCCATAGATAGTAGCCAGATTTTTGGCTTGCTGGGAATAAACCTGATACAACGGGTTATCATAACCAAACCCGCCAGATGCGCATGTCATTATGATAACAGCATGACCCCAGTCGATATATCGGCGGATCAGCTTCTCCATCGATGCAAGGTAAGAATCAATACTGAGACCCTGGTTAGCATCGTTGATGCCATACATAATAATTGCAAGGTCGCAATTCGGGTTTGTGCTCCACTGAGAGTATCCCCACGCGGCAGTTTGGCCACTGGTAGCGTATTTCGTTACCTGCACCGAAGACCCTGTTATAGAGGTCAGAAGCCCCTGTAATGCAGCAGGATAAGTCATAGTGGCATGAGTACTACTGTCCCCCATGTCAGGCTGGGTTATGTCCGTGCTGTTCACATCATAACCTGCCGTCATAGAGTCACCCTGGCAGACAATTTTCAGGTCTTTTTTCGTACGGACCTTGAAATTAAACGATACCGTTTTTGATATGTTTTTTTGACGATACTCGGACGCATCAACGGCCAAAAGCCATTCCTCAACCGTCCTGCCATCATCAGCCTTGATAATGCTAGCGCCATCATTGCTTTTAACCTTATTGATGAAGTCTTGCACAGTACCATCTTGCTGCGTCCCTATAAGCGATGCACCGTCTTTTGCGGCAAGGTTGTCCTTAAACTGGTCCGGGTCGTATTTCAGAACATCAGGAAAGTAGAATTGCTGTACGCCATCCATATCCAGAACAGCCATTGAGTGTCCTTCTATGGTCATGAACTTCGCAATCTGACCACCATAGACGGGATATCCAGCTTGATTTATTAGAAGTGGCTGAGGGACGGGAATCTGACTTCCATTTTCGTTTGATACATAAACCTGAACCTGGTTAGATGGTATTGTCGGATCCGTGTCTATTTTGCCGATGTAAATCTTACCGCCGGCTAGAGCTTTAAACGCTCTTGATGCGGTGAATAACTGCGACGGCATGCTGACTACAACATTGGCGGTAATATCGGCCATTGGTTTGCTCCGGGCGTGTTTATGCCTCGCTTCTAAGCGATAACATTAAAGGGGGTTAAATGAATCCTGTTGTGCAGCTAACTTTATCGGTTGCGCTTGTTGTCATTGCGGCAAGAATGTGGCCGCCGCTGCTTTACTGGCTTGTTGGTTTTTTCTTGCTAATTGGCATGATCAAAGGGATGCGTAGATTAGTCAGATGGTCACGTAGGAGCACCAAATCTGTCAGCATCAGACGTCTTATAGCCTGTTTGTTGGTCCCTGCAGCGTGGCTGGCTGTAGCGGCTATAGCAGACAGATTTCACCCCAGTAAAATAAGCGCAGTGAGCATCGTCCTCTGCTTCATCTGCGCCTGCATTGCTATTGGGATAATGGTGTCGGCTGCTGACTGGTTCCGTCGCTGTCTCCATCGCCGCTGAGCCAGCCGATAATCCCCACTCGCGCTAACTTCTGCTTCTCTGCCTTTGGCAGCGTGCGGAAGAATTCCTTCCAAGCTGAGGTTTTGGCTATCTTCCTTTCTGCATCAGCGACTATCTTCTCTTGCGCCGCGGCTCCGGGCTTATTCCTTGCCGCTGCAGCGAGATTCTTGAAGGTAGAGCTGCCCATCATTTCCTGAACAGCTGCTGAGCCAGATTTACGCGTTGCAGCTCTGGCGCCCATCTGCGCCGCGAGAGCGGTGTTCAGCACCGGTCCGGCGACAGGAACGTGACCAAGCACCGTTGCGATCGTCGCCATTTTTCCATGTGTTGCAAGCTTATCCAGAAAGCCTCCCGGCTTGTCGAACTTCTCCAGAAACGAATTCAGCTTGCCGGTTGCGAGATAATAGCGGTTTGCTGAAGTGACGTTGCGAGCCAGCGTGTAGTAATCCTCAAGCTCTCGCACGGTCTGCTCCGGAAGTTCACGCTTCAGAATCCGGTCAGTCCCGTTTCTTTTCAGCGCAGAGTAATAATTAACGAAGCCGTTGATGTTATTCTCGACCTCGTTACGGGCGCCCTTCCTGAACATATCCCGCAATCCCGTAGCGACCAGTTGTGCGCGAGTTTCCTTGTCTGGAACTGTTCGCATCAGCTGCGTGAATCCCTTCGTATCGCCGCTTTGCAGACCATTCAGCGCACCCTGAGCCTTCACGGTAACGTTACCGCTCAAATCCTTGCCCAGCAGGCTATAGACGTTTTCTTCCATCATCTTGCGCTGGGCTGTAACGGCGTTGGCCAGTTTTATCTGGTCGCCAAATCCTGCCGCCTTCGCAACTGCATCACGATCATCTGAGAGCTTGCTATATAGCTGAGAGAGATTTCTTTCCTCTGCGCTGCCAAATGGGGTTCCCTGCTTTCTTAACTCAGCACCAACAATGCTCCGCGCCTGATTAAGCCTCGCATATGTCATCTCTCCACCCTTGTCGCTTGTAGGGGATATCGACTCATATATGCGTTTCTCAATAGGTGAAAGATGCTGGGCGCCGTTCAGGTCATCAGCAAGACTATCAAGGTATGCCCGGGTGTTTTCTGCATCTACAGGCTGGCGTGGCGGGATGGCTTCCTGAACTGGCTTATAAAGCTGCTCTTCCTGCGCCTTAAGCCCTTCACGCGCTGTATTGAAGCGCGCCTTGAATGCGTCATCCATTGCAAGACGATCAGGCATTGCGCCGGCATCATCGATAATCTTCGCAGCGCGCTGAGAGATTCGGCTCAGACTGTCACGACGAACTGCTGCGAGTGCTGACTCATCCTGAGACGCCAGGCCAATCTGCACAGCCTTAAACGCATCATTGCCCGATGTGTAAGCTTCCAGCATATCGTCCGGATTGAGGTCGAGGCGCTGCATTGCCTCAACGACTTTCGGATCAGGCTGAATGTCGTTAACAACCTGAGCAATACGCCCCTCTTTGCCAGACTGAGCAGCTCGAGCATATTCAGGGGCCATAGCAGCACCCTGCACCTCTGGAGCTGCCTGAGACGCCTGCTGAGAAGGAATTGAGCTGGCTGCTTGCTGAGTGGCTGTCGCAACCTCTGGCGCCTCTCTACCAAGCACACTTCGTGCGCCACGAATAGCCGCGCCGCCACCTGCAATCAGAGCTCGTCCGGCAACGCTACCGGCAGCACCCAGCGCCAGGTCGCCCGCTAATGAGCCCGCATCATCCTTTTTGCTGTTCTGAGCCAGCACGCCGGGCACGTTTTCCGCCAGCACGTTTGCTGCCTGTGTTGCCAGTCGCTCACCGCGTCCAGCACCTGCAACGCTACCCAGCGCGGCCGCAGTACGCTCGGCACCCACGCCCGGAATGAGGTAAGGGCCAATTTCCGCGCCGATTTTCGCGTACTCATCCTGCGGCTGAAGATTTTGCGGCAGCTCAACGCGCTGCGTTGGCTGATACGTGCCGTCACCTAACCCAAGCTTACCTGCTGCCCATGAGCCGGCGCTTTTGAGTGCGTCTAGCACTTCGGCAGGGATATTAGCAACGTTGACGCCAGCCTGCAGAAGGCCTTTTCCAGCTTCTTCAAGAGCGTTACCAGGTGCTGGCGGTTGTGGTTGAGCTTTTGCAGGAGGATAGGCTGAAAAGAATTGCTGACGCGCTGCTTCTGCCTGCTCTCCAGCCTGCGGGGCGACGACCTCATTGAAATACTGCGTCTGCGCCGCCGCCTGTTGGTCTGGAGATAGCGCCTGATATTGAGGCGACGCGATAACCTCTTTCCATGCCTTAGCCATTAGTTACCCCAAAGGTTTGAGTATCCGCCGCCCTGAGCTGCAGGAGATTGTGCTGCCTCCGGCTGCGCGGTCTGCATTGGCACGCCAAAGGTTTTCTGCGCAGTTGAGAGCTTACTGCGAAGCTGGCTTTCAATGCGGTTGAGAGAGCGGTTAAATTCAGGTTCGCTCATCTTCGTGCTCAGCGCGCCTACTGCGTCCGTCAGCTTTTTACCCTCAGCGTCAGATAAGGCGCCCATCCCTTTCATAGACTGCACCATGGGTAGGAATGTCTGAGCTTTGAACGTGTCCAGCTGAGCCTCGAAGTTGGCAGCATCTGATCCGGGCACTGTCGGGAACGCAGAGGCTAACCCAACCGCTTTACTGAGGCCCGGAGAGCTTTTCAGCTCTGCAATAGTGCCTAGAGCGGTATTAAAAGTGTCGTAAGTCTGCTGCGCTGCCTGAACTTTCGTCTGTTTTGCGTCAGCCGCCTTTTGCTGAGCCTCAGCCTGCTTCTGCTTAAGCTCGTCGAGTCGAGCGAGGTTGGTTTCGCGCGCTATCTGGCGGTCCAGCCCTTTATCCTGTAGCTCTGCCATGCGAATCTGCCGGTCGAGAGCTGAGTTTTGCGCAGAGATGTTCTGGCCGCGAATCTGAATGTCCTGCCCGCGCGACTGCAGGGCTTCGCCGGCCTGATTGCTGCGGATTGTTTCCTGCAACTTGCTGGCATCGAGCTGGCGCCCCTGCTGCTTGTCTACAGTGTCAAAATAGTCCTTTCCACCCAGCGAAGACATGCCGAGCGTGTCAACAAACTGTTGAGCCTGCCGCGGGTCAGTTACGCCCATCTGCAGCACAGTATTCGGATCTGCGCCTACGCGATTAAGCGCATCAGCGTTTGAGTTCACGAACTTACTGAAGGCTTGAGGCCCCTGCGACAGAGACACGCGCATGCCTGCAGCGAGCGATCCGATATCCGACTTCTGCTGGTCATTCAGATGGGAAACGGCTTTCTGTGCCTGCTCGACGAATGCCGGATTCTGCGCGGCAAACTGGCGCAATACTGAGGTATCGCCAGTCTCCCATGCCTTTGCGTGTGCCTGATTGAATGCCGCCTGAGCTTCCTGTTGCGCTGACTGCTGGTAAGCCTGCGCAATGCCACCGAAACCCTGCAGCGCCTGCAGGCCAGCATTGTTAGCGCCGCTACGCTCGATTTCGTTGTTATTTCGGATGAGCGCCAGTGTGCCGTTTACGTCGCTAACCTGTGGCGCATTGGTATTGTTTCCGCCAATACCTGCTAGCAAGCCGCCACCATTCCAGGATTGTGAGAATGCCATGATAACCCCTTAAAAAAGCGAGCCAAGCAGGCCCAGACCGCCACCAATTGCCGCGCCAATGCCGGTGCCAATGCCGGGAACGATGCTGCCCAGACCTGCGCCAGCTGCTGCGCCAGACGCCGCACCACCTAGCGCGCTCTGAAAGCCTGACGGGCGGTTAGCATTCGCCGCGGCCAAGGCTGCCTGCTGCTGATAGAGCGATCCGGAGTTATTCGCATACGCCTGCCCGGCGTTAGCCTGCCCCTGCAGCGCGCCGAGGCCGATATTTGCGAGGTTTTGTGAGTTCTGCATCTGACCGGTTAGCCAGTTCTGTCCGAGAGTTGGCGCAATGGATGCCAACTGGTTGCTCGTAGCTGTTGATCCGAGCCCGCCAGTTGCCTCTGCGCTTGCCAGTGACTGGTAGCGCGCCTGATTTGCGAGCTGGTTGTACTGGTCGGAATTGTAATAGCCGTTCAGCGCTGAATTTTGGCCGTCGAGGGTAGATAGATTCTGCAGCTGAGACACGTATTGCTGCGCCAGAGGGGTCGCAAAGGAAAGGCCCTTCATTACGGTCTCCCATTGATCGCGCTGGAGCTGCGTTGACTTATTCAGGGCGTCGGCCTGCTCTTTGGCACCGCTGCTACCGCCACCCTTGCCGCCTTTCTCGGGGAAAAGCGGCTCTTCACCGCGCAGTTTCCTGCCCAGTGCAAAGATGTTTGTCATAATTAACTCCGGGGATTTTTGAGGAGGAAGGCTTCCAGTTCTTCGCGGGTTGCGCTGTAAAACGTGACGTCATCAACGCCTTTGAAGTATTTCCGGATGGTGCCAACGCGCTGCAAGCCTATCATTGCGCAGTACATCTGACCATGTCGGAACTTGCGGGCTGCAAACGATGTAACACACTGGACGTCGGTTGATTCCAGAATGAAGCGCCAGAAATCCAGACCTATTTCCTTACTGAACCCCCTCGCCTCTGGCAGATACATCGCGTGGCAGTCGAAGCTCATGGGCTGAATTTCGTGGTAATAAACGATGCCGCCAAACTGCCCGTGTACATGCACCTCAAAGTAGCGGCATTCCGGCCGGTAGTCGTAACCGTCACCATTATTGCTGCCTGCGATGATGTCAGGGTGATTGCCAACGGCCTCTATCAGGTCGATGTTGCGTGTAGGTTTGAAGGTAATCATCAGTCAATTAGTCCGTGAGTCCTTAGAGCATCGTCCAGCGCTTTTATTCGCCGGCGGGCCGTCTGCACCAGCTGCGCAAGACTGGCAAGCTCTGATTGCTGATAGGTGGCGCTGAATGCCTGAAGGGTGTCTGCGTTGAAAGACTGGAGATAACCAGAGCCGGTTATTGCCGTAAAGCCTGTAACTCGCGAGCCGACGACCTTTGTGCCATTCACCGAGAGAGACGTGGTTACATTCAAAGATGAGGATATAGACTGCTGTGCCGTAAAGGTCTTAGAGACGTAATCCTTGCTTATGTTGTTTATATCGAGCGCGTTTTTCGCTATACGCAGCTCATGATCGGCAAGCTCAGTTTCGTTCGCCGAAATTCTCTTTTCGTGGTCTGCGACCGTCTTTTCTGTGGAGCTTATCCTTTTCTCATGATCGACGAGCGTCTTCTCACTGGCAAAGATTCGCTGCTCATGATTCTCTAACGTTACATCCTGCTCTTCATTCTTTTTTTGAGCATCAAAAGCGCCCTGTCCTGCCTCATTTGCTCTGTCTACAACTTTGCCAAAATCCTGCCCTTGCTGGATAAGGTACTGCTTCAGCGCCATGCTGAATCCGGGAGGTAGAGACGTTGCGTCTATGCGCGTAGCCTGGATAATCACCGGCTGGTTAATGTTTGAATCAGCCATTTACTCAACCCTCACTGAGCAGCCAGACAAAGTGACGGGTGATTTCGTCACCACCCTTACCTTAAAGCCGATATTCTTCCGGATGCGTCCGATTCGGCGCCACAGCACGCGCTTGTCATAAACAAACGGGGCATTAGCTGACAGCATTTGCTCGCGGCCGTAGTTAATGCCATCGGCCGTTGCAGAGATAAACAATTTCTCCGCCTCCTGAGAGGCGCCAGTAGCCGCCTCGAGTTCGAAATCGAAGATGCGGGCGTTATCTGACTTGAACATGGGCGTATACAGCAGGTGTTCGGCCGCATCTCCATACTGTGCCGATGTGTCAAAGCTCAACGTTCCTGTGTAGCCAGTCCACTTATCCCCAACGCTAATTGAGTTGCCCTCGAAGACAAAGTCGATAGCGCGGTGCGTATCATCAGCCAGGCCAGATTTGAGGATTGACCACTGAGGCCCATTCGAGGATGCCGCCGAGTCGTAGCAAAGTACGTGTCTTGGCAGGTGGATAATCAGCATCTCATGAGAATCGAAGCGCAATGACTCCATAATTGCTGATGCAAGCTCGCTTTCCGTGTAGCTCCTCAGTACTTTTTCGACATATGACGATGCGATTGGTACAGCCTGACCTGAGTTGATGACGTACACAGATGGCGCGCCTGTTGCCGGGTGGCTTATGAACGCGTAGCTGTCCGCAAATGGCGTCTTGCAGAACGTGCCGGCGATGCCTTTTGAGACCATATAAGACGGCTGAGACACGTAAATAGCCGCAGACGAATCCGTTGCGCCTGTTAGTGCGAAGTACTCAATGGTAGACGTTCCGAACATAACAACGAAATCACGCCATACTCCACACCCCTGAATTCCGTCAGGTTGTGACTCTGCCTGATAGAATGCGCGATATCTGTCAGGGTGCGACTCGTCTTCAAGGTCTGTTGCGCCGAAAGTATCAGTTCCGTCTTTCACCCATATGTAACGACCTCTTAGGCGGCAGGCGTCGCGCACATAGCCGATGTCATATTGCGAATAGTCAGAACCTACCCAGTTTGAAAGCGTCTTTGTAGTGCCGTCATATCGATACAGCTTTAGCTCACCATTTACCACAACCGCCTGACTGGTCGCGCTGAATGACATGTTGATTCGTGCGTTACCAGGCACGTCGGCAATGACCTCTCCGCCCTTGTACAGCTTACCCCCAAGAACGCGATATACGGCACTCTGCGCAGTGTTGTACTGCGAACCGCGTGATACGCCATCTACATCGCTGCGCTTCACCACGCCCGGGAAAGAACGCAGATAGCCTGACGCGCCGAGTATCTCTTTCGGCGTTGCCAGCATGTTCACTGGCAACAGGTCGACATAATCCGCGTTGCCGTAATCCTTACCCGTTCCCTTCATCAGCGGCAGTTGAGTTATCGGCATTATCTTTATCCTGTCGGTGGAAGTAGTTCCAGCTTGCTAATGCAGCGCCGCGATTTCCTGAGCCTGTCGGCATCCGGTTGGGATACCCGGAGCGACCAGCCTTACCAGCGCGATTTATCGCAGATGTTTTGTAGAGAAGCTCTTTGCCGTAGCGGGCCGTGGTAATGACTTTGGATGGAGCCTCAACTGCATAATCCGGTGAAATACGGATAGCCAGATTATGAACAACTGCACTAATTGCCTGAGGCTTTAAGCCATGAGCATCCCCCGGACTGAGTGTTGCGTCAGCTGAAGCAAATAAGTATCCAGCTTCAATTCCGGCGCCATCCTGGTACCATTCAGCCATCATCATCTCAAGGTCTTCTACAGCGTCTTGAGTTGACTGAGGCTCTACGTCGGTCAGGGTCGCGTCGGATGCGATACCGAGCTTGCGTAGCGCTGAGTTAACCAGATCACCCTTCGTTGTCTGTTTCATCGCTTACCTCTTTCTGAGGTTTGTCGGCTTCTTCCGCATTGGTGCGGCGAGTGCGTTTAATCGGCTTATCTTCTGCAGCCTTGGCCTTTACTTCGTCAGGGTGCTCTTTCCATCCCTTTGACTTGTAATCGGATAACTCGTCATCGCGAACAACCACGGTCTGATATTCCTTGCCCCATACCCGAGTGCCTTTGCCTTCTTTGTAAAGCATTACGCTCATTTCGCTCTCCAGAAAGAGAAAGGGGCTTGCGCCCCTTTTACTTAGCCAGTGATGGCGGTTGCTACGTCCTGATTCGCCAGACCCACACCGATTGCTTCCGGACGCACGGCGGTGGCCGCATACCACAGGGCGATACGGCATTTGCCGCCGAGGATGTCGATGTCACCCTGGAAGGCGATAACACCGTTCAGACCCGTGCCCGGTACGCTGAAGCTCTGAGACTTCATGCCGGCGAACAGGTCATGGTCCAGCGGGATCGGCTGAGACAGCAGGCGGATAGAGTCATCTGCCCAGAACACGTTGGTCGGCGCGTCGTCAGTGTTCAGGATGTTGATTGCCGCACCAGCTGCCAGCGAGGTGTTCACGTTGGCGTAAGCGCGCTGCTCAGCGGTCAGTGACGTGTCATCCAGCGCAACCGGCTTCGGCGTGATAGTCAGGTTGTTGCCATTCACCGCTACCACGGAAAAGGTGGCGTCCTGAACCAGTACGTTTTTCGCCATCTGCGACAGGAATTTCACGCCCGCAAAGCTGATTTTGTCGCCGCGTTTGAAGCCAGTGCCGGAGCTTACAGCGACTGTTGCAGTACGGTTGTCCACGTTCTCGCGGTTGCCGTCTGTATCGATGCGCCATGCTTCCGGCTTGAACTTCTGCGCGCCGCTAACGGTTACGCCGGTTGCAGCTGATGCTTTCAGTGTCGGGAGCTTCGGCGAGCGCAGTACGTCGTCAAAGCCTGCTACCTGCTTCTGAATAACGCCTTTGGTGTAAGCGTCATCCTGAATGCGGCCGTAGAAGTCTTTGCCAGCCAGGTCACGGCCGGCGCCGCGGTAGTCGTTGGCGTTGAAGAAGAAGCTCAGGCCTGCGCCGCGGTTCAGCTCGCGGGCAAACATGAGTGATTCCGCTTCGGAGATGAAATCCCAGCCAGTGCTAGCGTTGCCGATCGGGCCGGTGCTGGTTACAACCAGTGAGCCCATTTCGACGGCCTGACGGGCGATTTCCGCTTCCACGTTGTTCGCCAGCTTCTTGGCCGAAGCCTGAATGCGGCGACGGTAAGAGCGCTCATCACGAACGTCATCAGCGCGCAGGGCGAAGAAGTCGTTGTCCGGCTCGTTCATGTTGACCTTCACAGAGAGCTCGAGGATGTCGGTCTCTTTATCGGTCAGGTCCCAGCCGCGCTGAGTGGGGGCTTCCTGCTCCAGCGGCATCCAGACGGTATTGCCTGAACGCTGCATCGATGCGCCCGGCGGCGTGTATTTGCTTACGCGCTCGGCCATCGGGGTGAGGTTTTGGATGGTCTCGATTACTTCGTCGACCGCATAGGTGATCATCTGACCTTCGGAAAGTGCCATTATTTAATTCCTTGAAGTTGTGCTTTGAGCTTGCGGTAAGTTTCCGTGTCACCTTTTGCTGCGGCCTTCTCCATCTGCTTCTGCAGGGCTGAGATATTGGCCGCAGCAACGCTACCCTGTACCGGTTCATCTACCGGAGGGGCTGAGGACACTTGCTTGCCGCGTGGCTTGAGAGTTAAACGGTCTGAGAGGCGAGTAAGTTCGATAATCGCCTGTTGGTCATTCATTGCCATCAGCTGTCGGACTTTCTCCGGGTTGCTACCCAGGTGATACATCATCGCGGCCGACTTCTCCGGGAAGAGGTTCATGATTGCTACATCAACACCGGGCGGAACCAGTGCGCGGAACGCTTCCTCTTTCTCGTCGTAGTCAGCCAGGCCGAGCTTCTCAGCGGCGTCATAGTGCTTACGTGCCGCCTCGACATGCTGAGTAGACTGGCGGGTGTAATCCTGAGTCTTGCGGCCTTGTTCGGCGACAGCATTGCTGCGCGCGTCCATAGCCTTAAGCTGCCAGTCTGCGTTTGCAGCGTTGAAAGCAGCCAGGGCGCGACTGGTGTCGTAGTCATACTTTGCAAGCGCATCGTCTGACAGGAACTCGTTCACGTCCGGCTGCTTTGGCAGTTCGGGATTAACCCGCAGGTTTTCCGGAAGCTCGCCACGGCTGACCGCTTCCATCTGCTGCTCCAGTTCGCGCTGACGCTTGCGCGCAATGCGCCGGGCTGCAAATTTTGCGTTGGTGTCGTGGTCTTGCTTCGGCTTGTTCTCATCGTCGTTCAGGACAATGTCAAAGCCTTCATCCTGCTCCTCGGTTGCGGTGGCATTTCCGTCAACCTGACTATCAGCAGATGCCGCTGCGTGATCGCCGTGCAGGCGTTGCTCTTCAGTGCTCTGAATTTCGGTGGTATCGCTCATGTTGTTTAGCTCTCTCACATGGTTCGAGGAATCTCGCCATTACTGGCGGAAGAAGGATTTTGTCTCTGCGATTGCAGGAGGTTTGCGACGTCCATTCTGCGAGAATGCTGCTGCCCTGCCCCTTTCAGGTAGAGCTCGGCATTAGCGCGGCTGTCGTCACTGCTTTGTTTCTGGAAGTGACCAATAAGCTTCAGGTATTCACGGAATTCCGCCTGCTTATCGAGGTCCATGTTGTTGAATATTTCTGCCACTTTCGCGGCATTAAGCTGGTTATTTGCTTCAACCTTAGCGGCTTCGATGCCGATTGACCGCTGGTCATTCTGCGCCTTGAGCAAGTCCGCCTGCCCCTGCAGATAAACGCCCTGCGCCTGCACCATTGCCGGATCAGGAGTGTTCTGCTGCGACTGCTGAGCCTGCATTAGCCATTCCTGCTCTTCTGGTGTCTCAGGTTTCTTGAGGCCCATCGTCACAAGCTGGCGTGTTGCGTACTCGCGCATCATCTCGACACCCTTACCATCCAGCAGGGTGAAGTACTGCAGCAGGAGCATCTGGAATTCAGGTGTCCCCTGTGGCACTTTACCCATCAGGTCGAGGATTTCAGCGCGGTTCTGGCTCTTCATTGACTGATACGACGGGCCGACATCGGTGTATGTCTCGTAGCGCCCGCGAATGTCGTTAAGCGTGACCGTCTGGCCGGTCTGGAAGTCGATAACCTCCGTCATCAGCTGAACGTCTTTCTCGCTGCCGTCCTCAAGCGTCACTGATACGGTGCGCGGAACGTCGTAGATATCGTTGACGATAGAGGAGTAAATCTCGCCATCACGACGCATAGCGGTAGCCAGGTTATCCATGAACACATAGGTCTCAAGGTCTGAGCGCATGTTCAGTTGGTTAACCGTATCGAAAGCCACCTGACCGCCCGCAGCCGCTGCATCTACGCCAACGTCCGCGACTTCCTTCACAGCTGCGGTCGCCGCCTCAAGCATGTAGGCGTTTGCCTGCGGAACTTCGGGGTTTTCCATGTAGGCTATCGGCGCCGGCGGAAGGTCACCACCGTTCTCATCGGTGCGGTTAATCAGGTAGTACGGGTAATCATCATTCCCGTTGTACATGTGCTCATAACCGGCGATTTGCTCAGGGTTGAAGAAAGGCTTCTTCTTCGGCGTCCGGGCAACCGTGTCGGCGTTGAAGCTCATAATCATGTTGCGCAGGCGCTGACCGTCTTTGGTCAGCCTGACAACGCCCTCATAAACCTCTTTGTCGCCGACGAATGACCACTCTCCGTACACAGGCACGATCGGGATATGCTCGCCGGCAATCAGCTCGCGATTCTTCAGGATGGCGGTTTGCGTGAGGAGTGTCTTATAGACGCGGCGGCGCTTAATCTTGCGCTCTCCAATCTTCACCAGGCCTTTCTCTGACAGCTCGTCGATTACGTCAGCGATATCTTTCTTGAAGTAGCTAACGGGGTCGCCGGTCATCGGGTCCTGATAGATGAATGCGAGCTCTTTCTTTTCCTCAACTTCGTAATGCTCGGCGATGTAGTAAACGTCGTTGGTTGCCCAGGGAAATATCCAGTTAGAGGATGGTGACTGGAAGTCCGGAAATTCATCCTCATCAAGGCCATGCTCTTCGGCGAATGCCTCCCATCCGTCCTTGCTGAGGGCGCTTATGAGCGTGCAGTGCTTCGCGTCGCTCTTGTCCATCTGCTTGGCGTTAGCGTCCCACACAACGTGGTTACAGGCTTCGTGAATGGGGATGCGGCGGATAACCTGATTGTTGCTCGTCGGGTCCTGGTCTTCGTAATCAGTGACCAGTCGCCACGCACCTACACCCGCCTCAATCTGCTCACGCACTGCCACGTTTACGGATATCTTCGCCGTGTTATGGCGCATGTCAGTGCGGTACATGCCCATCAGGATGTCGGCTGAGTTCGGGTCTGCGCCATCCTTCGGCTTGAACATCACATCGACAGGGTTTTGCCGCATCTCTGCGACGAGCTTGCGAACAACCGGGCGCACTACGTCGAACTGACCGCGATATTGCAGCGTTGTGTAATCTGATAACCAGTCATCCCACTGGCTGACGCGACTGAAGAACAAATCGTTAGTTGCTTCCGTTCGGGCCTCGTCGCTTGCAGTCCAGTCCCGGTCGAAACGCGTGAGAATGGTCTGCAATTTTTCGTCTTTGTTGGCCATTATCTACTCCGGGAAATAGGGCGAATTGGTGCGGGTAATTTCTTCTCTTTCACAGTTCCGATATCCCCGAATCGCTTCGCAAAGCGGCGCATCATGTAGGCGTATCGGGTGGCGTCTAACAGGTCATCGCGGGTTTTCACGATGCGACCGCGATCGTCTCGATGGTAGAAGTTGAATTCTTCGAACCAGTCACGCAGACCGGCGAACACCTTGAAGCGGCCGCTGCTCATCAGGTCGTGAAGCTCAAACAGTCCTGCCTCTACCGAACGAGAACCATCAGGCCATTGGGCGCAGTCAGGAAGCATCAGAAAGCCAGCTTCTTTGTAATACTCTCGCTGCTGCAGGCCGCTGCCCTTCTCTGTCTGCAGGCCATCCTGCGGCCATGCTGTCGGCACTTTGTTAGCCCATGACTTCGTAGCGCCCCACGCATCAGCCGGAGACGTCTTGCTTGCCTTCCATGCTTTGGTGACGTAGTAGGTTTCACTGTCGAGGTCGATAGCTAACTGAACGCGGCTCTGAGGGTGGTCCCAGCCGAAGTCCATGCCATCGATAACCATGAAGTGCTTCGGTATCGGGAATGGCTCGCAGGTAATCTTGTCCTCGCTGAAGTCGAAGATGCGCCCGTGTCCCAGCATTGGGATGCCTTTGGTGCGCATCTCCCTCTGATGAGGTGGGTACGACTCAAGCAGGCTCTTCTTCGTCTCTTCTGTGAGGTGTGGCGCGTCATCCCAGCCGACATTCATGCAGAACTGCGATTCAGCCGGGTCATCAAGCAGCTTGATAACGAGGTCTGTTCGTCCGTTCTCTGGCGTAAACGTCAGGATGCCTCGACCACCACGACCTTTGTCGCCGGTAGCGGTACGCGTCAGCACCTGCGGATATATCTCGTGGTCTTCCGGCTCTTCGTCGATGTGGAACCAGTCGACGCTGTCACCCATCAGCGCGTGCTGCCCCTGCGTGTATGACCAGAACTGCACTTTGCTAAGCTCTCCGCTGCTGTGGCGGATATAGGCTGAACGGACAGCGTTTGGCGTGCCGGTCATTGGCTCAGTGGACACGATGCGATCTGGAGGAATCAGCCCGCCTGTATACTCACCGTTAACCTTCTTGCCGATGATTGCAGCCTGAAGCAAGTCGCGGCACTTCTCACCGGAGTAACCAAGACACCACATCAGCGGGGCATGGTCGAACCGGTAGCCCTCCCAGCCTTCCGGGTACTCGCCGAGAAGGTGAATTGCATCGATATACGTTGCTGTGTCTGTCTTGCCTACACGGTTGGCAGCGATGAGTGCGCACTGGCGATAATCAGCGGTCTGTGCGATGAACTTGCGTTGCCAGGGGTAGCGCGTGTCGAAGTAGGTGCGGTAGCGATTAACGATAAGGCGGCGGGCTTTCTCTTCCAGCAAGCGAATTAACTCAAGCTTCTCCTCGCGCTTCAGATTGTCCATTTACAAGCCTCGCGAGTTTTGCGTTCAGTTCTTCGTCTGACATGGTTTCGATGCTGCCGGAGTGCTCCACTTTGTCGGTGAACAGCTTCAGATGCTTGCCGAGCAGCTCATAGCCTTTCAGTGCGGACGCAGATTCGTATCGGAAGACAGCCGCAACCTCTCCGTCTTCTGTTTCGCACATAAGCGGATCGCCGTTTGGAAGACGAACTCGCTCTGATTGCTCGCACCGACGAATATTTTTGATAATCCCATCGATAACAAACTGCGAACTTAGGCCAACCGCCTCATTGCGCTCTTTCGCTAGCTCCTTAATGCGACTGCGAATATTCGGCTTTCTAATGTTTTCACTGGCTATCTGTGCTGCTGACTTTTCACTGTACCCAGCTCTTATGGCTGCCTGAGTACCATTCAAATCTATGATGTACTCATGGCAGAAACGGTCCTGCTGGTCGTTTATATCTGCCATCAGGTCTCCCTCTTACTGGAACAGTGGCAGAGCGTCTTTAGCGCCCTGAATCGCTTTAATGGTACGAGCTACAGGCGTTGTCTCTGCCTGCGCCAGTGTGTAGTTGCGCTTGAACAGTTCGAGGTTCAGCGGACTATCTCCGACAAACTCGATCGCCTCTTTTGCTGCAGCAGTGTCGTTCTGTACAAGCTCGAGCACCTTCAGGCGAATGTTCTGTTGCGAGGTTAATTCGGTTGATGTGGTTTCGTCGGCCATGATTAGTCCTGTTTAATATAGGGGAGGAAGTGGCTAAACATTCTATCCAGCAAGTAGCAATAGGTTTCGTTGGGCTCATCTGTCTTCACCGTGACGCCAACGTCGCTACAGCAGTAAAAGGTTGCGTGAGCGCATTCATGTACCAATGTCGATAGGTTGTTGTCGAACACCCCAATCAGATACATATTCTCGCCTGTAGATTCATTGTGGTAATGGCGACATCGCCCCAACGCAAATGAAAGAGATCCCGCATCTACGCCGAGAGATTTCTCTGCTTGAACCCACTCATCTCTCGTGCGGGCAAGATAAATGTTCGCTGTATTGAAAAGGGGAACAAAAAAGCGCGGTAGCCTTGGCCATTTAACTTTTGCCATTTACTACTCCTTTGTCATTATCGAGCACCCCGAGAGATGCTCTGTAATGACTACGCGAGTTCGCCGCCGGCTTTCAGCTTGGTGAGCAAGCTGTTTACCTTAGCGACGATGTTGTTCACTGCAGTCTGTGCAGTAGCAATGTCCGTTACCGTTTGTGCGGCTAACGCTGCCTCTGCTGCCTGCTGCAATACGCCGCCACGCTGTGTAGTGGTCGGGACTTTGTTGCCCGCCATTGCGGTGGTGGCTGCAGTGCCGATCTGCAGTCCGGTTGTCTGCGCTGAATACTGAGCCTCGAAGGTGGTCTTGCTCATATAGAGCAGCTCACCCGACGCGCTGTTAAACAGGTATCCACCTACAACCGGACGGAAGATAGTCATGAACTGCGCAGAGAGATACTGGTCGTCGTTGTCGCCGTCAAAGCTTGCGTAGGCGTAACCGTCAACCGTCTGACGGATTGCCTTGATAGGCAGCGCGTAAACGTAATTGCCGTTTGTGTCGCTGTAAGTGGGCCATTGGCGTTTCATGCTTTCCCCTTGTTATCACTTCATCAGTGAGTACTGCTTGTCGAAGTCTTTCCCTTCCAGGTAGAAAGGCTGACCGTCGATAGTTTCAACGTAGTAGCCGCCCTTCTTCGGCTGGTTCAGGCTCATGTACTCATGAGAGACCTCGAACTCCGGGTAGAAATCATCGTCCGGCACGATAACGCCTGTACCGTCTACAGCCTGGCGAACCTCTTTAATCTTGAGAGCGAGCACCTGGCTTTCTTTGCCCTGATAGCGGGGCAATTCTTTGCGTTTAAGCGACATCGTTATTTCCTCTTAGTTGCCGGTTCCGATTACGAACATTGATGCAGTTGCGTTGATGGGAGCATTACCGCCCTGAGAGCGGCCCCACATCTGTTGAGGCGCAGTGATGCCAATCCATTCCATGGTGGAAACGATATGGCCTTTAGCGTTTGCTGTCGGCTTCTTCGCTGAATCTCTCAACCAGATAGTTCCGCCGAGCACCTGCAGCTGAACATCTTGCGTGCCGTCTGTTATCTGTTGCCAGTCTGATGTAAGGGTGAGGTCTTTAGATGCCATGACAGTCTCCTTTAACCATTAGTCAGCGCACCGGGATTGATGAGCTGAGTGATGGCTACTTTCTGAGGCTGTTCTTTACTTCGATGATGACTTGCTGCTGAAGTCGACTTAGCTCTGCACGGTGTCGGCGCTCCTGCCTGTGGTAAATCCAGAAGCCTATCCATGACATGATTAAGGTGCCGATACAGATGCCGGAGAATATGTTGTAAATCTGGTAGGCGCTCATTTAGCTTCCTGCTGGCAGTTGGCTTTCCATGCCTTGTTATGAGTAAGGATTGCCCTTTTGGTTGGGCTGGAAAGCAGCATCACATCCTCAGGCGTCAGGATAATGGGGCTTACCCAGATGCATCCCGTATCAACTACCTGAATCTTTGCGGGTCCAGTCACGGAGCAGCTCGTCGTCAACATCGCGATCAGACATGCGGGTAACAGTGTCCTGTACATCTGATGCTCCTTTGGCTGTTTCTGCCTGGCGTTGTGATGCAGCCTGTTGGGATTCGATGGCGGCTTTGGTTTCACGCTCTGTAGCGGCTTGCTCAGCTTTAGATTTGCCGCGGGAGTGACCAAACCCGAAGGCTCCACCGACCAGGGCGAACAGGCCCACTATCACAGCAACAATCATCTGAAAGCTCGTCATGGCTTACTCTCCGGATCAATACCAGCGTCAATCTTCTGCTCTTTGATGTCTTTGTCCGTGGCGATTTTCTTGTTGATGATGTTCGCCCCGACAGCAACAGTGAAGTAAGCAGTGAACATCCATTCACTAAGCTCTAGCTTGTAGGCATACCAACCGATTACTCCTGAGCTAACCAGGAAGGCGATAAGCTGAGTCCATTTACTGAGGCTGTGCTTACCATCACCAACGCTTTTGACAATATCGATAAGAGCCATTGGCTTACCCATGCGAGTGAAATTGTTGGTGAAGCTCTACGCGCCTTGCTCTTACTGCCATTTCCGCATCTTCAATGCGATCGTAAAGACCAAGGTAATATCGCTTTTTCATGTGCCTCAGCTCAGCGCACCACTTATTTGCCTGCTTATGGAAATAAACACACTTAACGCCACACTGATTGTGAGCATGGATAGGGTGATTACTGCTGTTTTGATAGTCGTCAGCAAGCCGCAAGTTATTTATGCGGTCATCATCTCTGGCCCGGTTAACGTGGTCTATCAGGAGGTGCTGCGGGCAAGATCCATGACAATACGCCCAAGCCAGCCTGGCGGCCTTATACTTACTCCCTGCAAAAGTCAGATAGCGGTAACCATCTCTGTTTACGCTTCCCGCTACCTCTCCGATCTTTCCGTTTGACAGCTTTGTGGAACCGATTCGAGTAAATAATCCCGTCTCGACGCTATAAACAAAATGCTCTTTGAAGCGCTGCATTAAAGCCTCATCAATGCTCTTTGCTTTTGCCATCAGATAAGGCCTTTGTAGATGTCGTACGTTCCGGTTCGCATCACCTCTGCATGGCGTTGAGCTCGCTTAGGTGTTTGCTTTGCCCATTTGCTGTTAAGCATTCCCGCCGCGGCGCCAGTGAAGTTGCCGGCGGCAATCATGGCGAGCGTGTTCTTGAATCCTGCCAGACCATCTACGCCCATCTGGTAAGCCATACTTTGCAGAATGTCGGCTCGCGCCGGGTTGCATTGCTTCAGGGCTGCTGCGATTACCGGCTGTGCCTTCATGTCGGAAAGCTTGCTGTTGACCAGTTCCTGCAGCCAGACATCAGAGACGTTTTTGGTAAGACTGAAGGTGTAGTTGCTAACCGATGCGCCTTTGGGCCCAATCAGGAAACCAACGCCTACTGTCGGATAGCCTTCTGTGTCGATATAAGGGCTAGCGCGGAAGCCTTCCTCAAAATTAAGCAGTGGGATAATCATGCTCATTTGTCTTCATCCTCTTTAACGACCTGCTTAACCTTGTCTGCTGTCTTTGTTGCTGTGCGATCGGGTATAGCGTCCAGCTTCTTCTGCAAATCTTCGACCTGTCCGGCCAGCTTCGATACTTTCGCGTCGCGGCGATCTGCTACTTTTCGGTAGTCCTCACGGATGCTTTCAATCTGTCGGTTGGCGTCATTTGTGACGTAAACAAAGAGGCAGGTCATCGCAATACATATGAGGGTCATGAGGGTAAGAACGCCGCCGATAATCAGGCTGCGCTTGTGATTCTTAGTTTCGGTTGTCATCGCTGTCGGTCTCCAGAGTGGCGATCAGCCTGTTTACTTCAGACCGGAATCGCTCATTGCCTACAGCGTTACTGGCCTCAGACATCGCCAGCAGGATGCCCAGCGCGTTTTTAATCAGCTTGAGGTCTGTCTCCAGCGTGGAGATGCGGCGAAGGTTCCTGTCATGCCTCTCCCTGAGCTCGTCATTCTCCTCTCGGAGTAGCTTGTTGCTCTCCTTCAGAAGCTGCACCTGCTCTTTGTAGCCGGTGATGATGTCGCCGCTTGCCCGGTTACTGATGCCGAGAGAAAGAAGGCTTGCCGCTAATGGCTTCCAGAGGACAGCGACAGCGCCGCCGCCGAAGACGAGGCCGAGAACGCCAGTTATGATGCTATTTTCACCCATGCTTAACCTCGCGGGTGATTTTTGGTTTGCTGTTCATAGCCGTCTCCGGCATTGCCCGGAGGTATCCGGCAACTTGCTGTGAAGAAAATGCGCTACGCCACCAGGGTGAAATCACGATTTGGTGTTGAATGGCGTGCGCAAAATGAAAAAGGCCAGCTCTTTGGCTGACCTTTGTAATTTGGTTATGTGTGGAGCTCAGACGTAAAAAAGCCCCGCCAGCTGGTGAGGCCGCAGGGCTCTTTAGAATCCACAAGATATTTTGCAACTGACCTGAAATTTCGTGCCGCGGCATTCTTAAGAACACTTACGGCAGCTTACTCTAGTATCATTGCTCAATTGCTCAAGCTTGTCAACACGTTCTACGCCACCTTCT